GCTAGATTGGGCAGACTTTAACCAGTCAACTAACGCATTATCCGCATTATATAGAGAAATTTCTTCTGCATATTTCCACAGAGTGTCTAGGGTTTCCGCATGATTTCCCCAGTTTGCATCTACATGTTTAAGATAGGTATCATTTATTTTTTCCAGAGCGTCTTGTCTGTCTTTAGTTGATTCTAAAATTATGGATAATGAAGTTGTGAGCCTATTCTGCCTATCTTTTTGCTGCTTCTCTTCTCTCCCTGGCAGAAAGACATTTGCCAGAAACTTAGTGTTATAATCCTGCATCTCGTTCTTAAAGGTTTGAACAAGAAGCTCGTCTACTCCCTCGCGTTCGAGTGCAGCAACATTTTCATCAATATATGTTTGGCGTAGTCCTAGAATTTTATCAGCGGCTGTGCCGTCTTCGTCGTCTCTAAGCTCTAGGTATGCGTCTTTGTTTTTTTCAAAATCTTTATGTAAATTAAAACCAACTTGAAGAGCATACTGATCTAATTCATTGATCTGGTTCTTGAGCCTACCATCTTGAATTTTCTGTTCACGCTCTAGGGTTTTACGCAGCCTCTCATCGCTATCCGCTTTAATAGCAGGAGCCAGAGCAGATACAAATTGACTTAAAGCACTTGGCTGTAGTTGTTCTTGGACTGGTCTTACATATGTTTCTACTGGACTAGCAGTAGGGGTCACACTAGACAATGAAGGGACACCAAGCTCCCTTACCTGTACTCTACGTTCTGCCATGTCTTCCTCTTATGTAGTTCCAATGTAAGTACTATCACCGCCTGGGAGAATAACTGAAGGTAGGGCTTGTGTAGTATAAGGAGTGGATGTTCCACCTAATCCTATACTATCTAAGAAACTACCTTTTTGGTTACCTCCATACTTACGTTCTGCGGCATAGGCAGCACCTACACCAGTAGCAACAGCAGCTAATAAATTAGGCTTTCTACCACGTTGTAATGAGTTAATACGGTTTAATGCTTCTGTATTAATACCCTGCCTCTCAAAGTCCATCTGTTGAAAGATGCCTTCAAGTTGCTGGTTGTATAGTGTATCACCACGGAGCCTACGGGCTTCTGTCATGTCTAGTTGAGCTTGAATACCCTGCCCTTCTACACCTGCTTCTCCAGCCGCTACAACCTTTGATTCTCTCACTTCTAGAGCTTTGATAGCGTTCTCGAGTTTAGCTCCAGCAACTCGCTCTGACTCTTGAATAGCTCTTCTATTGAGAGCCTGTATCTTCAAGTCACGTGCGGCTGTAGCTGCTATTCTATTTTCTTGGTATCGCCGTTCTTGTTCAGCCGCTTGCCTACCACTCTCTAAAAAAGAAAGTCCAGTTTGAACTACAGCAAAAGCGGTCATCGGATCAATAGCCATTGCCAATCCTCACAAATTCTAAAAATGGTTTGTTTCCTACGCCCCATCTTTCATGTTTCTTTATAAATGTGAAGCCGACAAAGCGTAACCATTTAATAGCTACCTTATAGTCTGCATCAACTGCATTAAATAGTAGGGGGTATTTGTTATTAGTTTCTTCTACCCATTTCCGTGAACCACGTAAAAATGGTATCCATACCTTTTGTATTGCAGGAGTAGTTAGCAACCACGGAGCAGCAGTTATGCCGCCCATAGGCGCTACACCATAGATACCTGCAATCTCTTCTGTATCTTTTACAAGAAAAGTCCAGCACTCGTCGGATGTATCAAACCCAAACTGTAGTGCTTCTCGAACACCGCCATGTGAGGCTAACACTTCTTCAGCATCTTCTCGCCTTAAGTTATGCTCTAAGTAGTCTATATCTGATTGTGTGCTAGCTCTCACATGTACCTTCACTACATTCTCCTAGAACGCAATACATAGAAACCTTCCCACTCTGCCGATTGGAATTGGCAGGGAAGATGACTGTCGCTTTCTAATCTAACCTTTGTTTCTCCTGAGTGGCCTATAACACCAAAGCGGTAAGTACCACTATCAATAGCTGCCTTGTTAAGAATATTAGCAGCACCTCCAACAATTCGTCCAGTGAAGGAACGAACATAGGGTGTTCTCTTAAGAGGCTCTACTACTACCTTAAAGAACCCAGTATCATTGTACACTACAGCATAGTTACGTAAGTGTATAACACTTGTTGTAATTGCCATGTTGTTCTGTTTAACTACTGGCTCAGAAAACTCGTACTTAAATGTAAACGGAATACCTGCAAATACTACTTCACTTGCTGCTAGCTTACCTGCTACATCAGCAAGAGGTATTACCTTACCTGTTTGATCTACATAGATAGTACTAGCATCTGTATATGGAACACTAGTTAATCCAGCGGTTTCTAGTCTAACTCGTCTGTCTAGATGAATAGAGAAAGCCCCATCAGTGTAGTTAGTAGCATCATCTACGGAGAGATTGATACGCTCTAGGAATAGGTTTGTTCCTCGTTTTATAAGTAGATATATATCCGCTAGGTTAAATGAAAAACCTATTACATCCCCGTCAAATACCCAGCGTGACCATGACGCCTGTAACTTCTCTCTACCCTGCCAGTAGTAGCGATAGACATAGAGAGCCTGAGGATCATCATTAGTCTGTATTAAAATCATATCCTCGTTAGACGAGGCTTGGATATTAGTAATCTCACCTTTTAGATACTGTGGAATATGTGCAGAAATTTCACTAGCATTATTTGTATCTGTGTCAGTGTCTACAAAGTATTCCCACATACCAGACCATGCACCACGCTTGGAGGCAAAGTACACGAACTTACCAGCCTGTGCTGGTTTGGCTCGTAGGGATGCCTCAAACTCTGTGGTATTGGCTACGTTAATAGTCTCTGGTGTTAGTACGGGGTCAGCCGTTACCTTAAACTGTGTTAGATCAGAGAAGAGCAAGAGGCTCTCACTGAAGGGCACAGCATGTTTAAGTATGCTAACCTTGTTAGAGGATACCGCTACATCAATAGGGTCACTGTCAACAATGGCTAGCGTTGATTTCCTAAAGAAGTCAAACTCAAGAAACTCACCAGCACGTCCGAATATAATATTCTCGTCAGCTAGCAATCCTAGTCTGTTTCTGTGGAAAAATATGTCTGATATAGTAAAGTCTACAAAAGATGGGAATGGATTAGTATCATCATCTCCCACTTTGCGTTCTGCATATACAGCAGTGTTAAACGTAAAGTTACCACTAGGTAGCTTGGATAACTTGTGTGGCATAGTTGAGGCGTCTAACTGTGTTAAAGACCCTGGCTCGTTTGTTTCTTTCCAAACGCCATCATTGTATTTAACATAGTAGTCGTCTTGTGCCTTCTGGTTATCACCAGATACTTTAATTACAAAGCCGTTTGCTGCCTCTACTGGTAGTTTCTTAAAGTCTCCTGTCTCATCTTTGAATACAAGGAGATGGTCACCACCGTGAGAGTCACCAACTTCTACCTGAAAGTCTGTGCTATTGGTAGACTGAATATGAATAGTAGAACCAATACGTGTTAGGGTCAAACCTGTAACAGCAGAGCCATTGGTTATGTTATCGTAGTACGTAGTGCTTACGCTTGTGCCTGAAAATGTATCTAAATTCTGTGCAATCAAGTCTGTCGATGCACCACGTTCTGCATCCTGTGTTAGAGTAGTGCTAGACTGTGTAGAAGATTTAGTAGCAAACTCTACTGTGCTAGTACTACCACCCTTTGTCAGCTTAAGCCGATATGTCGAAGAATAGTCAGACTGTTTTACATAGACTAGTGCTTCTGGATTTCTTACAGCAGATGTTGCAGTTCCTTTAGCAACAGTCTTATTCTTATTTACAATGAAGGTGGCGTCAGCAATAGAGACAGCAGCTAGTTCTTCATTGGGGTTAGTCAATCCAGATAGATAGGAGGGCGCACTATTTGTTACAGTCTTTGCTACACCATCCTTGTCAAATACCCTAATTGTGCCAGCCGTATCCACAACCATAGAATAAAATTCATTCTCATCTCTGCGGATGGTATGGATAAAGGCCTTATCAATGTTAGTGATTACACCTAAGTCTGCAAGGTGCTGTGTACTAGGACGCTTCTGCAAGCCTGTGACAACATCAGACAATCCATTCTCTTGTAGTTCTGCCTGTGTACTTAGGCGCAGCGATGGCGGCTGTTGTGATACCCCGTTGATGAGGTTAGGAATAGATTGACTTATGAGTGCCATCAGAAAGTTCTCCGTCCCTGCCTATCAATGATGCTAAATGTATCGTAGTTATCAAAGATGTTGTTATCTTCTGTGATTATGTCAAACTCTTTCAATTCAACTAGAGCCATCTGCTCGTCTCTTAATTGAAAATCATGGAGAGTACCAGAGCCAACAACTCTGTCTTGGAATATGCGAGTAGCACGTAGGGTTATATACCGCTTTGCTACCTCAGGTAAATCATCAAAGTTTAATTGCACTACTACATCGAGGTAGACATTTGTGCCTATGTTAAACGTGTGGTTCTTTCTGTCGTACATTTTTGAACCACGTTGAACTAGGTCAGGACTGTCTGCCTTTAGTGTGGCGTCTGCTCTCAGTACGTCTGGTGGTAGTAGAATGTTACCACTAGTATCCTGTGCAAACGACTTATTCAATTCTGTATTGAAGTGCCAGCCCATAGCCTGCACCTCACGGTCAACCGTGTTTAAAATACTTTCTGCAACTTCAGCCTCTACAAGTCCAGAGGACAGGCTGTTTACTGGTGCTTCACCAATAGCAGAGAGCATTGTGTTCACAGCATCTAGTTGCGTTGTTCCTGCCATGCTGTCACCATTTTACCTTGTTAGCCCAATAAGCTGCACTAGTCTCACCCTTAGCTATATTCTTACGATGTCTAGCTTTGAATGATTTACGTTGTTTCTCATTCTGGTTTGTCTTTGCACCCTGCTCACCAAACCTTATTAACCGTGGTGACTCCGTTGTACCAATAAGAACAGCGTGTGATTTCGTAGGATGGTCTTTGGTTCTAATTGGAATACGTAATCCCTTAAAGGTGTGTCCACCACGTTCAATGCTCATTTACTTTTCTTTCCGTACTTAGCCATGATAGCAGCTACTTGTTCTTGTTTCATACCACCGAAAGACATCTTCTTTCCTGTCTTCTTAGACGCTGCCTTCGCTGCTGCTATGCCTTTTTTCGTATACTTGTACTTTTTCCCACCTACTTCTGGCATTTCTAACTCCAATAAAAAAGGGAGAGAGGTGTAGTACCCCTCCCCCTCTGTAGTATTAGACCGCA